CTGACGATGTAATCAGCTTGTGCCATGAGCCAGCCCGCTTAACGGCAGTGTATGTCCTACTTTAACCGCCTCTGCCATAGCCGACCGCACTCCAGTTGAAGTTACGGCTAACAGCGGTGCCCGCCGAATTTTTAAACGTGACGGTAAAGCCCGTGTTGCTGACGCTGGTGACCTCAAAGAAGTCGCCTGAACCCATATTCTGAGCTGTGATGCCAACGCTAGGCAGGTATGCGTTTAGCCCTCCAAGGCTGGCGGTGCCAGTAAAAAACGGATTGGCGAACGTAATGACCATTGCCGCTGCGCCGCTGCTGACGGCACCATCGCTGTTTTCTGTACGGCGCTGGAATGTCGCGTCATAACCCAGCTCATCTACCAGGATGTTCTGGTCAATGGCAGAACTGGTCAAATCAGCACGAAACTCAAAGGCACGAGCGCGGAAAGCGCCGTTGACGAACTCTTGGTAGGCGCTCCAGGTTGGTGTGCCAGCAGGGTCGTCGTTTGTCATCCGTAGCATCAGTTTGGCATTTACCTTGTCTGTGATACTGCCGTCAAAATCACTCCAGTCATCAACAGTGTTGGTGCGCGAGTCAATCAAATCAGACGGGAAGTAGCCACGGGTGACAAAATACCGGCGCAGATCGACGGCAAAAGTGTTGCCCAGATCCAACGTGTTTAGGAAGCTATACGTGCCAGAGCTGTCAACGTCGCCCATCACGTCAAAGGTCGGCAGCAGGTCTACGTCAACAACAGAATCGAAGAGCGTCGTCCCATCCAGAGTGAGCGCGTCAAATTCTTCGCTGTAGAAAGTGTCCGATTTGGTGCCTTGGAATGGTGGTGCGTCTTGATCTTCGCGGCGGGTTTGAATTGTTAATGGTGCAATCGTATCTGGCAGGTCAATGATGACACTGGTCTCTGTCGCGCTTTGACGCCCACCATCGTCTTCATACTTCACCAAGACTTCGCCTTCCACAAGCGGGATGATCGCCTCGGTAGAGCTACCGGATTTAGCAGGGATTAGGTCAACACTGTTGCTCCAAGTCGCCGTGCCATCGGTGAGGCTGCTGTGGCGGATGTGGATTTTGCCACCGACTTTTACGTCAAGGTCAACGGTTTCGGTCCAACGCAGACGACCAGAGTTGTTGTTAATTGCCTCAAAGGTAAGATTCAGCACATTGCCTGGGACTGCTGTTTTGCCAATCAGGTCAAACTCAGCGGCAGCAATGTCGCTTACTTTGTTGAGGTAGTTGACGGCGGTGATTTGGACATACAGCGTGCCCTTGCGGGTGTTTTTAATCTGTAGGGACGGTGACGTGCTGTTGGCTTGGCTCCAGTTGTCGTTATCAATGCGCCACTTAACGCGAAATTCGTTGACGCGCTGTTTCGGGCTAATCCAGCTCAGGTCAAAACCAGAAAATACATTTTGCCCATCTTGGTATAAATATTCCGTGCCTGAAATGCTGCTTGGTGCGTCAGGCTTAGCGGATAGATTGGTAATGTCACGCTCAGTTAGTTCGAGATCCGCTTCGATTGCTGCGTAAATGCTGCTGTTGTATTCCAGGGCAGTAACGCCGTAGATGCCGTCCTCAGCTTCCGCAACATTCAACACGCGATATTGTTGTGATTGCAGATCAGTTGTTTGCACCAGCCAGATTGTGTTGGCATTTGGTGCTTCGCTGAAGGCGCTGCTGACGGTTACAACGCCGCTGCTGATGCTGCTGATGGATTTGGTTTCCACCAAGCCCGTGGGCATCAACACCGAAATTGTTGGGCTGTTGGATAGGTTGACGGACAGGTCAGTGCTGCTGTCAATCGTGATTGCGGTTGTGGTGGCGGATTTAACGCGACCGCTGCGACGTGAACCAGCTTTCAACGGGTCGGCTATGTCAATCACCATGCCGGGATGCAGGATGATGCCGCTGTCGATTGACACTGAGAAGGTAACAGTTTCGGTTAGGTTTTGCTCGCTTAGCAATGCCCATTTACCGGCACGGCGGGCTTGCCCTTGGCTGTAGCAACCCAGTGCCTTGATGTCTTTGTTGATGATGCCGTATTTAGCGACAGCATCTTGATCCTCAACGTATTCGTACTCAACCTCGCCCAAGGTGTCGTAAGACTGCCAGGCAACAGTCGCGCAGGTGTGGCGTGCTTTTTGTGATGTGCCGCTATAGATAAACAAGCCATCTATCACGTTGCTTGGACCCAGCAAATATTGAGAATCGGTGGGCTTGTCTTGTTGCAACACCAGCGATCCAGCGCCGTAGTATGCAATGCCACGGAACAGACTGGTCATCTCTTGGATGACGTTGTAGACCTCATCACGGCTATTGATTAGCAGATTGCACGAGAAACGTGGTTCTTTCCCGCCTTTGCCGTTGTTAACTAGCGTGTTGCAGTATTGGCTAATCGCAAAGAAGTCATATTTGTCAAGGCTGCTCGTAGGGATAGAGGCTCCATAACGTGTATTGGTTAGCAGATCCCACAAGCACCAGGCAGGGTCATTACACCATGTTGCTGCGCTGAATGTACCATTCCAAACCCCAGCGTATGTGACACGCCCGATATGCGTTGTGGTATCTACGGTTGCATTTGATGGCAGTTGGATTTTGATTCCACGAATTAGATATTTGCGCGTTGGGATTGAGTCAAAATCTCGAGAGTCAAAACGCAAAAATGATAATGCACTGTTGGGGTAGCGCAGTTTCTCGTCAATGATTTCTGTATAGCTGAACCAGAACGTACGGTTTTGAAGCTTGGTTGATGATTCATCATCGCTAACACGCACTACGCGAACATCAACAGGAAACGCTCCGCTTAGCGTCAGCATGTAATCACGCTGATACGAGTTGCTAGTTTTGCCGCTAATGGTGTCACTGACCACGGTGCTATAACCGCCGCCGTTGTACTGCACTTTGATTTCTATTTGTACGCTATGACCAACAATATCGCCTTTTTTTGTGATAATTTGCAGTGACGGCACTTGTAGCGTGACGCGCACGCGGTCAACATCTGTATCTGTGATTGTGCGGGTAACTGGCGTTGCCTTGACAACTTCTACATTGACGCCTTTCTCACTTTCTGTTCCAACCTGTTGCTTGATATAGGTCTGGGCTTGTGTGCCATTGCGGGTGACGATGGTAAAACCTGAGAAGTTATTCTTGCCGGCAGCATCTTGAACTGGTGTCCCTGATAGAAAAATGCCCTTGTTACCATTTTCAATGCCTTGAATCTCGCCTTCTGATAACAGGTCAAGTACACTTCCAAACTGAACGGATTGCAGTGAATCGTCAGCTTCTGTTGGTGTACGGCTTTGACCGCCACCACCTTTGCCACCGCCAGCACCTGCAATGCCAAGACCCAGACCCGCGTTATGGACACGGATACCAGCAGCAATGAAGGTGTGGTGCCCTTCAACCGTCAGGTTGTAGACAGTGCCAGTGCCCGCGTTTGTTTTGCTGACGATGGGGCGCAGGTGCCCGTTGTGGTCAACTAGGCAGTCATCTGAGCCAAGGGTGTCGATTTCGACGAAGGCGTTGAACTGGTTGAGTACCCAGTGGTTTGGCGTAGCGTCAAGGATTTGACCGCCCCAAAGCGTGTAGCTGGTGACAGGTTCGTTGTGGTGCTCATAAACTTTGAGCACTGCAGCTTCATGGATCTTGCCGTCATGGTCAAAGCTCCAAACCAGATCACCTGGCTGCAGTTCATCAATCCGGCGTTCACCGCTTGGTGTGGCGATCAGGGTATGCCCTAGAAAGCAACCGCCGCCACCGGCGCCAACAATCCGTGTCATATCTGTTGATCCACGTCAAGCCCACTGGAAAGGACAGCGGAACCTACAAAACAGCGCCCATAAGCGATGGGCACGGGTAGTCCTTGCTTTGCAGTATTGACGATGCCGCTGAAGGTAAATGACTCCATTTTTGCTGCTTCACGACCACGTTCAAATGTGCTTGTTGATTGCACAGGTGACGGCGAAAGTGTTTGTGCAATGCCGCCGAGGACTAAAGCTGCGCCAATGCCTCCAATGGCGGTAGATGCTGCTGCGCCAAGCGTAAATGTTCCTGCTGTTAGACCTGCGCCAAGGCCTAGAAAACCTGCGCCTGCGCCAGCGGTCAAGATGGCAAAAGCTACTAAGCCCATACCAGCCAAGATTTGACCACCACCCCCACCAGCACCAACAATTACTGGCGTGATACTGAAGACTTCGCGTTCACTCCATGGGCACAAAATAATCTGTGCATTATCATTAACGATTTTTTCTTTTCCGATTGCTACGCGATAACTTACGCCATCTTGTTCGCTGTCAATCAACCACTTTTCAAGACCGGGAAAATTGACGCACAGCGCCTTGAGTGCTTGCGCTGGGGTGTCAACATCAAATTCAAAACGGCATTGCCCCAGCTTTTTGCGGAGTGCGCCGTAGACCTTAACGACTTTCATGCCGAAGGGCGCAGGCAGTGCTCTTCAAATAATAACCGCCGTACAGATCCCTGCTACTAAGCCGCCTTTGCAGGTGGTGGATGATCAACTGATCGCCCAGGTACACCGCCGCATGGTTGGGCAACGATGACTCCATGTGCATCAAGATGGCGTCACCGTACTGCAGTTCCTCCAGTGGTATCTGGTGGAAGCCTTCCTTGGCGAAGTTGTCCATGTATAAGCTCTCGCCCTTGAGCCAGAACTGATCACGGCGGTCGTAGTCCTTCAGATCCAGTCCAAACTCCCGCTTGTACCAGTCCCTGCAGAGGCTGTAACAATCGACAATGCCGAACACAAACTCACGCCCGACGTAAGGCAGCTCGAATCCATCAGGCTCGCAATAGCCCCACAGTTCGGTCTGAGGATTGACGATATGCCAGGGCAGCCCAGATTTTTCGCACGCGACGCGATCAGCCTGTGACGGAGCGTGGTTGGTCTTGGGGTGGCTATGGACTACCGCCACGATTTCGCCTTGATCCTCAACCTCGGCGTACTGCAGCGGATCCAGAACAAAGTGCTCGTCCGGTGTTTCCGCCAGGTTGCGGCATGGGAAATACCGTCTGCGCCCTTTGACGACGGCAACAAGACCGCAGGATTCAGCAGGGAACTCTGCTTTGGCGTGCTCCAGTGCCTGCTGCTGGATGGTTTTTGACAGATTCATTCGGTCAAACCTGCACCGGGGAACGAGCCAAAGGGTAATTCAGCCTTGGCGCCAAACCGCAGCTTGCACGAGCTGAGGCGTTTGCCGCACTTGTCGGCAGCCAGCGTGGCAACAGACTGATCGTTGACATTGAAGTAAGTAGAGCCTGTGTAGCTGCACTCCGTGCTGCGGTATTGCCATTGGCAGATATTGGCGATGATCTGTCGCTTAGGGATCATCACACCAGCAAGGTCAAATTTGCTAGCAAGCTCAAAGCTGACGCTATCGCGGCTTTCGCTCGCCTTGCGATCTATAAACCAAATTTCATCTGGGAACTTGGCGTGGGGGTCTGCTGCTGCTTCGCCGTCTAAATATTTCTTCAATGTGCGGATGCGCTTGACGGTGGCGCCACCAAGGTCATTGCCTGCTGTGGTGGCATTTACGAGCAACAGCAGTGTTGTCATCGTGCCGTCTAGGTTGGTGATGGTCAGCGTGGGGCGCGGCAGTGTGCCGGTGTTGGTGTATTCAAAGCCCTCCGCTTTTACTGGTAGGCGGGTGTATGAGTTGCCGTTCCAGATGATGTTGCCGCTGACGTTAGCGTTAGCGCCGTTATGAAAGCGGTACGTGTCGTTGCTACCGTGCAACGTTGTGTCCAACGTTAGCTCAAACAACTCAATAATTGCACTCGGTGCAATGGCGGCTAGATCCTCGTAGCTGCTAGCAATCGCAACCCATGTGACCGTGTTATCGGTGACGTAACTGCCAACGTCTGTTGCCCAGACAGGTTGTGTGGCGCCACTGGTGCCAGCCGTAGTGCATTTGAAAACAAGACCTGATGCCTGCAGCGTTGTAGAACGCCGGATGTTGCCAACGGCAAAGGCAGTGCTAGCGGTCCAGGGTGCGTATGCCATTACGGTTCAAAGACTTGGCGGAAGGTGGCTTGAATGCTATTTATGTTGCATGAAATCATTGTTGTTGACCATTCATCACAGACCCATTTACCAGCAGAGCCATATGGCGGGGTCCAATCAAATGACTCAACCGCACCACGTGCCTCTAAAAAATTATTGATGTTGTCACGCTCAGTATCTGTACGATTATTAAATGTCAATCTCCAAACAGAAGGTTGAGTATTCAAGCCATATGCCAGACGTTGTTCATATCCATCGCCAAACTGCACGCGACGCACGATAGGTGCTTGAGTTTCGCCAGCGTCAAAATCTGGTGTGAATGTAAATGTCGCCATCAGCGTGTACCAGAAAGTAGTCCGCCTGGACGTTGCTGCTTGATTATCTCACTCTGCACTGCAGATGAAATAGCAACGCCCAAAGCTTTTGCATTTGCGCCTTCGCCTTCCACCGCACTGCTCTTGGCATCGACGTTCACCACTACACTAACGGGTCCCCCGCCACCGGCAGATTCAATGCCGAGGCGACCATCACGGCCGCGACGCAGCGGCATGATCGCCTCAGGTCCGGCTTCGCCCATCAGGCCAAGATTCCCCGCACCACCGTTGGCGAAGGCGAACATGGTCGGCTTGTCAATGATGCCGCCCTTGCCAAAGAAGCCAACTGTTGTGCTTAGTTTGCTTGCAGCGCTAAGAAGATTGCTGCCGCCACCCGAGGTTAAATTTCTAATTCCCTCCATGATTGGCGCGATGATCAGCAACCGCGTGATCATGCGAGTGGTTTCCTCGATGATCGACATTGCAAACTGCCTGAAGTTAAACGTGCCAGTGGTCACCAGGCTAACGATTGAATCCTCTAATCCCTTAAAACCACTGATGGTCAGGTTGGCAAGGTTCGCGCCAAGCGTGCCGATGCTTTCAATGTAGGAACTGATGCCAGCGTTAAAGTCTTCCATGGCCGAGGTGGTCTTCTCGACTGAGATGTAGAACAGCTCGCCACTCATGCCAGCCTCGAAGCCAGCGCCGTAGAAATCCTTAAATGCTTTGATGCCCGCTTCGATGCCTTCGAACTCAAGCCTGCGCAGATCAATCGACAGCTTCCGCTGAATGTTGGCCTGCTGCTCACCGCTCAAGGCTGCACGGAAAGCCTTGTCAGATGCAGCGATTGCAGCGCGGCGTTTCTCCTCAAACTCCAGCGCAACCTTCTTAACAGGGTTAGTTTCGCGTTCAATATTTAATGCTGCTTGCGATTGCTTTAACGCTTCAGCAGAATCAAGCAATGCTGCCTTACGCCGTTCTGCTTCATCTTTTGCCTCCTGCTTGCCGCCGTCACCAGTCCGCAAACCACTGATGTCAGGCGTTGTACCGGGTGGTGGGGTTGGAATGTTTGGCATCTGCAAGCCCTTGCCCAGAGTGTCGCTGATCCGATTTGTCAGATCATCGATCATCTTGCCCACGCCAGCCACCAGGGCAAACGTGCCAAGCGTGCCAGCAGCGACAGCAGCAACAGCTTTGGCTTGAGCTGGTCCAGGAGTCTGCAGCGCAGCGATCACGCCCAACACCGAAGCCCTGGCCGTCTCGATTGCTAACAGCGTGCGCTGCAGGATCACCATCGGCCGCAACACCTTGAGCACTCCACCAAGTGCAGTGGCAAAGGTGGTCACGTTGGTGGCAATGAACACGCCGGCAGTCACGCTGCCAAGCACAACCATTGTCTTAATCAAGGTCGCCGCAATTTGCTGTAATCCAGCCGCACCGCCGATCGCCTTGTAAAACTCGGTTGCCATCGTGCCGACAAAGGTCGCAACCTGGCCAACAACAGTCACCAGACCACTCAGTATGGGCAGCAATGCGGAGCCGACCTGCACGGTGAGCACGGTCACCTGCGCCTTCATAATCCCGAGTGAATCGTTGAAGGCATCAGCCTTGTTCGCAAAGTCTGGACCGATGCCCAGACCGAAGCGCTGTATCTCCTTGCTGCCGAGATTCAGGATTGGAATCAGCTCGCTGCCAGATTTGCCGAAGATCTTCATTGCCAGCGCGGCCTTCTCCGGTCCATCGCGCATCGCAGCAAAGCGATCAGCTACATCGAGAAACACTTTGTCGGCTTTCCGCAGCGTGCCATCGGTTTCGGTGGTGCTGACCGCCAGCGTCTTAAATGCTGCAGCAGCCGGACCACCTGCAGTAGCCGCGGCCACCATGTTCTTGTTGAGCAGCGTCAATCCTTTGGCAACACCTTCGATGCTGCTGCCGCTCAGTTCGGCTGCCACCTTGAACTGGCCTAGCGTTTCAATGCCGACGCCAGTGCGCTGCGATAAGTCGCGCATGTCATCGGCTAAGTCGATTGCGCCCTTGATTGCAGCGCTAAATCCACCCACAGCTAGCGCAGCACCAAGGCCGCGGAATGCCATGCCCAGGCCAGCCACAGCCATCGAGGTATTTTTGACCTGCCCTTGCAATCCCTGCATGGAATTGCCAAGCCGACGGATATTGTTCTCGCCCTGAACGTCTGCCTTGATCCGCAGCATGGCATCCATGTTCATCGCCATGGCTATGCCCCCTGCTTATTAATCACCGACATTGCCGCGGCCTCCATCACCTGAAGATCCTCCAGCAGCGCGCGTGGTTCGCTTACGTCGTACAGCTTAAACAACCATTGGACTGCTGCATAGTCCAGCCCAATCACTCCGCTCATTGTGGTGCGCCATTGGGTCTGAACCCTTAGAAACATTTCGACAACATGCCAGTTCTCTGGCCAGATCCCGAAGTCTTCATCCGGTGGCGCCGGCAACTCAGGCAGCGCAAGACCTAAGGCCGCGGCATCGTCGGCGGTTTCGTCAATGACACCACCGCCTGCCCAATGCTCAGCGGCCTCGATCAGTTTTTTCGCTTAGCCCCCTGCAGGCTTTCGAAGTAGGCCACTGTGATCGCGCTTGCCAACATCGGCACATCGAGCAACTGCTCAAGTGCCTTCTGGCTGAAGGGCACCTCCTTGCCATCACCATCTGTTACGCCAGACCAGCCAATCAGCACCTCAGCTGCCAGGTCGGCATCGGTGATCTCCTCACCCTTAATCTGCTGGCCAATCTCAGTGATTCGTGATTGACTCAACCGACGAAATTCCCCATCGAAAGTCTGCCGCTGCATACGGCCACCATCGACGGGGATGTCAAATGCAATCGGCCAGCTGTAGGCGTCCGACTGCTTCAGTACAAAAGCCAAGATCAGGTGTAGACGAGACTCAACTCATCATTGCCTGAACTGGTCGGAACTGCAATGAAGGGCAGATTCAACATTGTCACACCGTCCTGGTCGCTGTAAGTCAGGTTGCCAAGGTCTGACTGTGCAGTGGTCATTGTGCAGCGGTTGCCAGCTGTGGTGCCGTGTTGAAACGTGATGCTGCCAGTGCTCGTGCCGGTTGCGATCGTGAAGTAATCCTTGGCCGTAATGGTTGGCGCCTCAATCACGATCGTGCCACTAGGTGCGCGGTTGGTGATCATGATCTCCTTGGTGCATCCAACCAGCTCCCTGTAGATCACATCATTGGCAATGCTGAAGTTGTATGACTGCAGACAGCCTGCAAACGAGAACGCTGTGAAGTTTGTGGTGTTTGTCTCTTTGAAGATCAGAGGCGTTGCTTGCAGTGCATAGGTAGGAGTCGGCAGCGTCTCATCAGTCGGCGCGTTATAGATGCCAGTCATGGTGAATGCAATCACAGGCACCTGGCCAACTTCACCCGTGATCTCAAACGTGCCACGGCAGCCAGTCAGCTTGTGGCGAATGCCATCTTGGTGGTAGTGAATCGTGCAGCTCTCAAAGCTGGTGCTGATCGGGGCATAGGTAACACTGGTGCTAGCAACGATCGTCTGCCCAACACCACAGCTACGCAGCACAGGACCGTAGGCAGGCGCAGTGCCAGCAGTGCCGGATCCCGCAAGCTCAACCTCGAAGGTGACTTCGACGCGAGTCTGAGCCAGCAGTTGATCGGCCTGGCCCATGTATGGGCGGATCAGATCGCGGTTGACCGTCTCGGCAACTAGCGGTTGGATTTCTAGGTTGCGAACAAGAATCGCATTGCTAGCTCCGGTTGGCGACGAATCTGTGCCGTAGG